CCAATTTAACAGTAGCCACGCCAAGCCCATCACCGACATTGATAGAACCGACACCAGAGCCAAGCCCTTCGCCAACTGAAAGTCAGACATCTAGTCCAACCCCAGTTCCGTCTTTATCACCGACAGACGGTGAGCCAACTCCTGAGCCTTCTTCTCCTTCTCCGTCACCGACTGATACTCCTCAGACATCAGCATCTCCAGAGGTTCCAGTTGTTCCAAATCAAGAGCCATCCGAGCCAAGCCCTGAAGTTTTATTAGAGTCTTCAACGCCTGAGCCATTTCCGACTCCAGATGTTCAAGATACTTTAGAAGAAGTTGTTGATTCGTCATTTAACGATTTCCCTTCTTCTTTGGAGAACGAGTTACCTTCTTTTGAAGACGTTCCTCAAGAGACCGTTTCCACAGATGAAACTGAATCGTTCCTTGAATTTCTTCCAGAATTTTCAATACAGAATTTGCAAGAAGCACTCCAACAAATATCTGAAACCATAACTGAGACATTATCTACCGTATCCAATCTTGGGTCTGAGTTCACACCTGAAGAACGCGAACAGGCTCAACAAGTGGTACTTGGTGCAATAATTGTAACACAACTATCTACTGCTGCAACGTTTAGGAGAACAAAGTGAGAAAGATATCAAGATTCATCTGGAAACATCTTGATGCGTGGGCTGGCGAAGCCTTTACCCTTGTAGGTTTGGCTATTGCTTGGATAGTTTTACCCCCTGGCGATACCCGTAATATTGTGGGTATTATTTGTGTTGGAGCGTTTGCTGTTTGGACGCTTTTCAAAGTAACCCTTAATGTCGAGGATGATGAATGAAGAGAAAAGTTTATGGACCTTATAAAGGTTCTAAGCAAAACGGTGGTCGTCCAATTTATGTTATCAAAAAAGGTGGCAAAACCACATCAACTAATCGCGCTCGTTTAGACCACGAAAAAGCAACAGGCAGGTCTTTACCTCGCTCTGTTCACGTTGACCATAAAGATAACAACAAAAATAACCACTCAAAGAGCAACCTTCAGGCTATGAGGAGCAGTAAAAATATTGCTAAAGGTAATACTGCTCGTAAAGGTACGAAATACAAGAAGAAAAAAAATAAGAAATAATATCAATTTAAGAGGCGAATGGGATTAAAACCCTGTTCGCCTCTTTTGCTATTTCTGGGGTTCGTCTTTAGGTTTTCTGTAATCATTTTCATAACGCGGCATTGGTCCACCAAGTTTACTAATGATTGAATCAATTGCACGAGTAACTCTCATTCGTGCAGTTTTTTCATTAACAGATAACTTGTGTGCTAAGTCTTTTGAATTACGATTATGTAAATGCCACATATATAAAACATTCTGTTGTGCTTCTGGAAGCATCTCAAATGCTCTTGATATGTCTGCTTGCATAGCCATTAGGTTTCCACCTTCATTAGGTGCCTGAGTGTGCCTATCGCTTGTTATATCAAAGTATACTGGTTGATTCCAATCTCCTGATAGAACTGATGGAAGTAACTGTTCAACAATGCTTCTTTGGTAAAAAGTTAAATCAACCATTTCATATCCAACACTTCTTGCTTTCTCGTGTTGACAGTAACGACTTGCGTGATTGTTTAGAGAGCGAACAAATAATCTTGTTCCTTCTTTTTTGTCCATCTCTCCCCACTCTTTAGTTTTAACTGGGTGAGTGACAAACCACATCCAAAGTTCTTGCTCTATATCTTCTTTCGCAACCATCGGAAAATCCCGATGTTTACTTGCTGCAACTGTTTTAACAAGGCTTTCATATTCATTTATTATCTCTTCGGTTATCTTCATATTTAGTTGTATCCCAATTGTTATCTAGTACCATCATTGCTATGACAGCATAGTTAGCCAAGTCGATAAAAGAATCACGAATTGATTCATTTTCTGGGGTCGCACCGCTTTCTAACAGGTTATTTATTCTTGCTAATTTATCAAACATACGAACTCTTAAACCATTCAATGGACCACCTGGGGCTAAAGAAATATTCTTTGGACCGTAGTCTTTTTGTTTTTTGATTAACAGTTCAGCCATTGCATCTGTATAAACATATGTCATCTCTGCAAAGGCTTTTTCATCATACGTTGATTTCATTTTCTATCCTCTCCTCAAACCATTGTGCCCCATTCTTTACGAACAGGCTATTCACATCCTCGTTTTCTGGCATTTGTATTTGTATTACTCCTGCCAATTTTCTTGCTAAGTCTTTAGCAAATTCACGTCCAGCAGAATCACCATCTGCAAAAACATAAACTCGTTCAAAGTCTGCAAGAATCCTATAGTGGTGTGATTTAATATTTTTTACACCAGGTATACCAACTGCTGGAAATCCAAGTTTAGATAAAGTAATTGTGTCAATTTCGCCTTCACATACACATATCCAATTATCTGCTTCAAAAAATGATTTAACATTATATAAACGTGTAGTAGAATTAGGTAAACTTAAATATTTTGGTTCTTCGTGGTTGATTGCACGAAAACGTAAATCAACTATGCCTGATGGTGTTAAGTAAGGAATTGATAATCTTCCTTCATACATTTCGTGACCGACGACTGGTTGATGCACTACTCCCAGTTGATGTCTCCTTGCGTCGGCTAGAGATAGTCCCCGACTGTTGAGATAATTTTCTGCTAACTCTATGCTCTTTTGGTAATGGAGTGAGGCTCTCTCCAATGATTTCCTCTGCTCTTGACTTTGCTTCACGGAAACCTATCCCTTCAACTTTTTCAATAATAGTATACACATTACCTGTGACGTCACAACCTAAGCAATTAAATGCTTCTAGTTCGTGATTAACACCAGCAGATGCGTGCGAGTCTGAATGAAACGGACATTGCATTTTTCTCCATCCTTTACCTTCTGGGACACGTTTAGCCCCATAATGGTAAAGAAGAATAGAAATGTTTGACACTAATAACCAGCCTCTTTTAATAAACTAACGTAAACTTTTACAGGCATTGTGGCATACCATTCACCTACATCCAACGTGCCACGTTTTTTGTGAATGACTGCGCCAGTTAATGCTTCAGAGTTTTTTATTTCTTCATTTAATTCTTTAATCCAACCAGATAATTCCATTTTCTTATGGTCTTTAACTTCTATGCAAACATCGGGGATACCAGAGATATCCCCTTTGTCTGCACTACCAGCCAAAGCACGTCTTTCAACGCTATCCCAAGTCCCTTTGAGATATTTAACAACAGCAGTTTCTGCTGCAGTTCCTTTGGCTTTTTTAGGATTACTCACTTAGAAGCGTACTTCTTTAGTGCTAGTCCGATATCATCTGTAAGAAGTTCAACAACTGTTTTGTTAACTCCTTCTTTGTTTTCGTAACTACGGGTTCTCATTTGCCCAGTTACAATAACTGATGTTCCTTTGGTTAATAATTTGCCATTAGTGTTGGCTTGTGTACCATCTTTAGTCCAAATGCTTCCATTTAGATATGTTGGTTCACCATTATTAACCCAGTTGCCTTTTTCATCTTGTTTGCGATTATTAGTTGCAACTGTGTAATTAATTACATAATCATCATTGACTTGTTTTACTTGAGCATCGTCAACTAGATTACCTTTTAATGTTACTGATGGCAGTGACATTATTATCTCCTTCTTTTTTTCCTTGCCTGTTTTTAGCAAGAATCCTATGCTGTTTCTTTAATGTCAGCCAAATACATAAATGCTGGATTAAAGTCTAAAAATACTGCTTCTGTTCCATTAGCAACTGCTTTGCCGTAACGGTTCTTTACAGGTGCAACTGCCAAGTCACCACTAGGTGTCATACCAAGTGTGCAAATCATTGCAGGTAGTTGTGAAACTTTACCTTGAATCATATAACGTGGTGGACATATTGGTTGCACACCATCTTGACTTGGAATGTATGCTTCAGAAGTGTGATGTAGTAAAAGAATTGCGGCGTTAGTATCGCGTGCTAAATATTTTATTTCTTTCATAGTTGCACGCATCCCTGACCATTCTTCACTACCACCTTCAGTAATATCTGAAAGATTATCTATAACAATTAAATGTGGATTTTCTCCGTGTACTTCTTCAAACGCAAGGACTTCTTCGTCAATATCAGATAGATTAGGTGCAGCCTCAAACGACCACTTAATATGTCCTGCTTTATTTAATTCAGTACGTGCACGTTCCTCATCACTAGCGAGTATGCGCTCGGCTTCAACTTGACTTACCCCAGTTATCATTGAATACAAACGCATACCCATAGTGTGTGCGCCAGTATCAGCGCAAATATAAAGAGTAGGAACGTTAGTTCTTAGCGCAACTGCTAATGCAAGTGTTGATTTACCAACACCTGGTGCACCAGCAAACATTGAAACTTCACTTCGTCTAAGAAGTATTTTCTCTGCACTAAAAGCCCTGAATACAGGTGGGAGTGGTTCTCCACCTGCTTCAGTTTTACCAACAGTTCTACTAATTGTTCTCATTGAACTTTAGTTTACCCATCCTGGTTGACCCTTGCGAATCCATTGTGGTTGACATTGTTCTGCTTTACGTTCTTTAGGTAATGGGCACATCCAGGCTTGCCAAGGACCTTTAGTACCTGTTCCTGCTTTATGAACAAGTGTTCCGTGTTGACAACTT